ATCAAAAACCAACAACGAGGACCTTTCTGAGATTGCAAAGCGGGATCACGTTGCCGCATTTGAAGCTGTTGCGCGCCGTCAGTTCGATTTAGCGCAAGACATTATCCGCAATTCAAAAGCGGAAGAGTTTGAAGTGTGGGGCGGCAAAAATCCAGTCAGGGTAAGCAAGCGTGCTTTGATGTCGGGTATTGATTCCGCCGGCGGTTTTGCGAACGCTCCAGCAACTTTTATCGCACAACTGCAAAAGGATTTGGTTGCATCTTCGCCGGTTATCGGCAAGTGCCGGATGTATAACATCAATGGAAACTTACTGCAACTCCCCGGGCTTGTTTCTTCGACAGTCGATCCTAAGATTTGGCCGTCAAAGTTCACAGGTCAGTGGGTGAGCGAAGAAGATCGCGGAGCCTACGGAACAGCAACCGCCCAATCCTCGCAGGGTGGTGCGGGATTTTTTGAACTGCTCAACATCCCGGTAGGAATCTACGAGCCTAAAGCCGTTCCGATCACAGAGACAATGATGGAAGATCAGGGGCTTGATCTTTCTAGTGAAATCTCGAACGTACTAGCAGAAAACACCGGCCCCGATCTTGAGAACGCGATTCTGAACGGGGACGGATTACTGCGCAAACCGCGCGGTATCGTGACTGATCTTTCTGGCGTCTCTGGTTTCTTTGTTCTGTCCGGAAGCTCTGGAGCAATTGATTATGCGGGCTTGGTTCGGTTAAACGCCGCTCTTGCGCCTCAGTACCATGTGGGTGCCGAGTTTGTGTTGAATCAAAACTCGCTGGCTACCGTTCAGCAACTTTCAGTCTCGGCTGGTCATTACCTTGTTCAGCCATTCACCACAATCCCGTCGATGTTCGGGAAGCCTATCACTATCAGCAACCACATGGCCAATGAATCCAGCTCCGCCTATCCGGTATTGCTTGGAAATTTCGACGGCTATGCGCTGGCACAGCAAAGAGCTTTCGGTGTGCGCTTCTACGATCAAATGACGCCGTTCATGAGAATCGTTGCGTCTCGTTGGAGAATCGGCGGCGGCATTCGGCGCAAACAATACTTCAGATTGCTGAAGAGCCATTCGAGCTAAGGAGGAACAATGAGCAACCTGAATCTTTCTGACGAAATCAATGTAGTCAAAGTCATCGAGGCGAACGTGATGAACGATGACACCGATGGTACCGGAGTGGGCTTTGATGTTTCTCCTTATGCGGAGGTCATTTTTGTGGCCGACATTGGAGTATCAGGCGACACGCTGTCTGGTTCTGTGAAGTTCCAACCGATTTTAAAGGAGGCCGATCAGGATAGCGGTTATACAGCCGTTGACTCTTCTGATTACATCACTCCAGGTTGGGCGACTGCGTTCGGGCTGGTAGATGATGCGACCGAAGACGCGGTCTTGATGGCTGCTGTTTACAAAGGCGACAAGAAATTCGCAAAGGTGGACATCGACACAACTGGAACGCATACGGTAGGAACTCCCGTTAGCGTTATCGCCATTTGTTACCGTCACAGAAACGTTCCACAGTCCTAAAAAACTTTTGAGGTAAGTGGCCGGGGAAACTCGGCCACAAACCTTAAGGTTGAACAATGTCAACACTCGATACGACCATCTTAGACCTAACGGACTTCACCGTTGAAGAGCGCAAACTGCTCGGCTACCCGGCAGGCGTCTCTGATGCTCTTCTTGAAATCAAGATGGACGAAGCGAGTCAGTGGATTGAAAACGAAACGCAGCAGTTCTTCATTCAACGAGCAATCGAAGACGAAGAGCACTGGTTGAGTCGAACAGAAACGAAGTTGTTTCTTGTCAGGCGTCCGGTTGTTATCGACGAAGAAGCGGAAGAGCCAATCACGATAGCTGTGACTTCGCCTTCTGGTAATGAATTCACTTCTTACTCCGTTGAAAAAGGCACAGGGATTTTACACGGAACCTTTTGTCCTGGATTCAATTCGAGTGGATTTAGGGCGCCGTGGAAGGTCAGTTATACGGCCGGGTTGTACACAGAAAAAGCAGACGTCCCGCCGGCATTAAAGAACGCCTGCAAGCTGGTTCTTGCTTGGCAATGGCGTGTCAATCAGGCGCTCGAAAACGGTGACATGGTCCCGCGAACAATCAAAGCCGCGCTTGACGGCTTCTACTCAACAGGGGCGGTGGTGTTTTGAGTTGGAATATTGAAGGCAACGCGCAAATGCGAAGGACTGCCATTGTGCTGAGAGGCTATGGAAAGAACGTGTATCCAGAAATCAGCCGCATCGCAAAAGAGCAGATGGATGCTGTCTATGAAATTTCACAGACGCTTGTCCCGGTTAAAACAGGTGCATTAAAAGCAAGCGGGGAAGCGTACCAAACGGAAGCGGGCGCAGGTGTTCGCTACAACAAAGACGGCAGCGCGCCATACGCAAAGCGCATCGAGTTTGACGCCAATCTTCATCATGACGACGGACAGGCATTCTTTATCGGCACTCCGTTTCATGAATTGCGACAGGTAATCAAAGAACAATTCGCACAGGCGGCAGTGGCGCCACTAAAGAACAATGGTACTCGCTGAAATAGCTCAATACCTGGAAGACGCCAACATTGGCCTAAGCAGGGGACTCAACCTGATAGAAGGCTATTTGCCAAAGGACCCGTCTATATGCGTCGCATTGCTTGAAGTACCAGGTGAAAGGAATGTACGGACGTTCAAAAAGGGACTTGCCGGCATAGCGTTTGAGATTCCTTACGTGCAAGTGCAGGTCCGCGATTTCACCTACGACAACGCGCGCGCAATGGCAAACGCAGTAGAAGGAACGCTCGAAGGTGTTGGCAATACCGACATTGAAGGCACACGCTACGGCGCAATTCTGGCATTACAACCGCCCTTTCGATTCAGCCGATTACCTGACGAAGAGTTAACGCCAATGGTAACACTCGGCCAAATCTTCCGCGTGATTAAGAAGAGGTCGGCGGCATGAATATGACGTGGGATGAAATCGACCGAATCATGGAGCTTGGAAAGAGCGACCCAGAAGAGGCAATCAAGCAACTGTATGACCCTTACGCTGTGCCGCTCAGGAAATCGACGGTTGAGACGATTTACCTCGATAACCGCGAGTACAACCTTGTTGTCCACATGAAAGAAGGCAGGGGAGACAAAATCGGCGCACTCGGGTTGCTGTATTCGTTCTTGAAATTCCGCGTCAATGTGCTGGCTCAAACAGGCTTCGTTTTTAATCCCGAGAAGTTCAGTAAAGAGGCAAAGAAACTACAGAAAAACGTCTGGTGCAAATTTCAAAACACCTCGGTTCTGCCTTTAAATCCAATAGCGCCGTTTGACCGGGCGATGGCAAACGAAGGCTGGATTGACCCCGGCAGTTACTACAACGGGCCTGTGTATTTCCCGCATTTATCAACGTGGATTCGCGGCGGGTTAATCAAATTGATGGGAGTTTAACATGGCTGAATTTGTTGCAATGAATGAATCGGTGCGCTTGTTCCTGGACAGTATAAAGCTGTCGTGCGATTTGAACTCCATCAATTTCGGTGTTGTTCGCACAATGGCAGACGGAACCACTTTCTGTGATGAATACAAAAAGTTTGTACCGACAACCCGCGACGCAAATCTTTCGGGTGCCGGCTTCTCTGATTTCACTAACGATGCGAACAACGAACAACTATACAACCGCCTTTCAACCGAAGGCCATATCGTTTCAATCGACGCAAATGATGACGCGGCTTATTTCTACAAAACATCGTTAGAGAAGTTCGACCCGCTAAAGGCCGACTCACCGGAAGCCCTTCATATGTTCGAGTTCTCGTTGAAGAAGTTCGCGACGGCCCCTGTGATTCGCGGGGAAGTAGCGGAAAACTCAGACAGGGTGTTCAGTACTCCATCCGCGCCGTCTGCTGCGCTGAAATCGCCTGCTGCCGCCGGCAACGTAGATGACGGAACGCATACATACAAGGTTACCTTCGTAAACGCGCTCGGTGAATCGGCGCCCTCAGCTGCTTCAGGAATAGTCACGGTTGCCGATCAAACAGTAAACGGGCAAGTCACTGTAACGATCACGACCGGGCCGAGCGGAACAACCTCGCGCAAAATTTACCGCACAGTTGCGGGGAATACCGGAAATTACAAGCTCGTTGGAACTGTTGCAAACAACACAGCGACCACGTTCAACGATAACGTAGCAGATTCGGGACTCGGAGCTGATGCACCTTCAACCGGAAGCTACACAGGCGATGAGGTTGTAAATCTCGGCACCGTCCCTTCAGGCAAGCAACTTTATGCCGTCCTGCACGTAATAGCGGCAGGAACAGGCAACCTCGTTGTGACGATCGAATCTGACGACAACAGCGGGATGCTGACGCCGGCGACAGTCTTTTCATTTACTACAGCAACTGGACTTACCGCAGAAATCAAAAACGGCTCAAGCAACCTTCAACAGTATTACCGCGCCAAGTGGACAGTATCTGCTGGCTCGGGATGGCAATTCTTTATCGCGCTTGGTTACGCCAAGTAAAGGAGATGATTAAACATGGCTGAATTTGTAGCCTTAGATTGCAGAATCGAAGTGGACGGAATGGACTTATCCGACCATTGCAGACAAGCTAACTTTTCTGTTCAACGTGACATGCCCGAGGCGACAACCTTCGGCGATGAGTACAAGCGGTTTCTTCCTGGTTTAAAGGATTTGACGCTCGGGTTGAATTTCAACTCTGACTATGCCGCTTCCTCTGTTGATGCAACACTGTTTCCGAACTGGGATGACGGAAGCTCGGTTGACGTAAAGCTTCGTCCGACTTCCGATTCTATTGCGACCGATAACCCGGAATACGTTATTACTTCTTACATCGAGGGGTTGACGATTCTAAACGTTACACCTGGGCAGATTGCCGAAAACGATGTGACGTTCAAGAACGCGGCAAGCTCAATCTCGCGCAACACAGGA